CGTAAGTAAATTTTCTCAACATTCTTGTTGTACGTGGTCTTGTATGTGTATATCCTGCCTGGTCTTCAGTCTTTATTGTATTATCAACATATTCTATCTTGTAAGAATCACCTGCATTTCCAGCCCGTTTTATATTCGGGTCTACGTCGAAAGCAGAACTAAATCTTAATGCTTTAGCCATTTTATTCACCTCGTATTATTTCGTTTATTCATCTACTTAAAAAATAAAATTTCAGTAAAATAAAAAGGTAGCTGAAAAAACTACCTTTTATTATCTTATGAATTAGATATTTTTATGAATTGAGTAAACCTTTCATGGAAGTTCTAAATCCTCCAACATTTCTTTCAGTTCTATCTAATACAACATTCACGACATATTCTTGCATTTGTTCATCCCAGGAGATATCATTTTCAGTTGCTTTTGCTTCGTCTCCGGTATTATTCATAATATTTACTCTTACGGATGGAGCTTTTCCACCACCGAGAGCTGCAAGATTTTTATCTGTGAGAGGAATTACTGCTTCATTATTTCCAGCTTCACCAATCATTGCCATAGTTGGAGCGGTTACAATTCCACCTTCGGCAAATAGTTTTGGTTTAAATGGTGTGAAGCCCCAATTATTAGTTGGCATAGTAAATGTAGTTCCCATGTCAAATCCAGACATATCTACTCCGAATCCAGCGTTAGAAACTAATCCAGCATTATAAGAACTTCCACCAAATCCGCTAAATAAAGAATTAAATATACCGCCAAGCGCTTTCATTACAATAGCTTTTGCAATAATTTCACTCATCGTTTTTAAGATAGATTGTCCCATTTCCCTAAATGCATCTCCAGCGGATTTTGTTCCCTGGATAAATGCAGCTAATCCACTGGAAGCACTATCAGTTAAATCGGCAACAGTATTAGCCATCATTTCTGTAGCTGAAAGATGAACGGATTTGAGCATTTCGACATACATTTGTGATAATCTAACATTACCGCGATGTGCAGATTCATTTACTAAATCAAATGCAGAAGATGCTTCTTCAGCCATAATTGTTAATAATTTTCCTTCTTCTGCTAATTTATCTAATCGTTGAGACGTAGCAGAAAGAAGATTTTTTTCGAACTCTGCCAATGCTTTTTTAACTTCTATTTCTTTTTGAGTATTAGCAATAGCATTAGCAGTAACATCATCTTGTGTTTTACCTAGCTGTTTTACTGTTTCGATTCGTTTTTCTTCAGCTTCAGCAATGGTTTTATAATATTTTGCATAAGCAATATCAAAATAATTATTATTTAATTCACCTTTTGATATATCTAAAGAAGTTTGTGCATTTTTAATATTTTTTTCATATTCTCTATTAAGTTCAGATAATTTTCTATTTTTTAATGTATCTAATGCAATTTGTGCTTCAGAAATATCTGCGCCTTTATTTTTTAATTCATTAATTTTATCTTGTTTTTCTGCTAAACTATTGTATATTTCTATTTCTTTTTTTGAATATTCTGTAGCGTCGAGAGATATATATTCAGCTTTAATTTCGCGAGTTAATTTTAATAATTCATCTTGTGCTTTTACAATATCTTCATAAGATTTTAATCCTTTTTTGATTGCATCAATTTGTTCGCGAGTACCAGTGATTGTTTCTTGTATATCTTTAACACCTGGAATTTGTCTTATTCTACCGATACCTTGAAAATGATGTGTTTGTTTCCATTCTTCCAATGGTGTATCGACTAATCCGCCAGACGAACTACGATGGCGAACAAGGTTATTACCAATATAAATACCGACATGAGTTAACCCATCTATTAAGTCGCCAATTTCTGGGATGGCATAAGGATTAGAATCATAAGCGCCCAATGCTTTAAAATCTGCATCATTTACAACACCGGAAAATGGATTATTTATACCAAGTTTTTTAAAATATGTAGCATAAAAATCCGCAGTGAAGGAATCACATTGTTCTCTTAAATTATCAGTATATTTTGTTCTATCAGTGAAACCATACTGCCAAGGAGTCCATTGAGAGCCTAAATATGGGTCATACATTTTAGAAACATCAAGTATACTATCTGCAACAGTTCTAGTAATCGTTTCTGTAATTATTTTATTAGCTTCTTTAGCAGCTTTTGCTACTTTTCCAGCAGAGCCGCCACCTCCAGCTGAAGCAGCAATATTTTTCATATTATTTCGTAAATCTTCATGTGCTTTTTTTGTTGCTTCTTCTGCTTCTTTTGCTGCAGCTTCAGCTGCTTCTGCTGCTAATTGTTCTTGATAATCTTTATCATTTTTATGCTTTTCCCACCAATGATTTTGGAATAATTTCCAGTCATAAGTACCTTCTTTAATTTCAACCTCTTTTTTTCTTCCGTTGAAGTAATCCCCATAATATTGGGTCATGTTATTTACGGAATCAGCATCTTTTGATTCCTGGGTTTCTACTACTTTTGTAAGTTTACCATTCTTTTTATCCCAGTGATATTGTGCTCCATCAATCTCATATGTTTCTTTCTTTCGCTCTTCCATGCCATCAGCTAATGTTTTTCCAAGTGCATAAGCTGCGAATGCTGCTGCGGCAAATAACCATCCATTTCCAAGAGCAATTACAGCTGCAGTTAACGCTCCAACGGAAGAAATTGCGCTCTGACTTCCAGTTGCCATCTCATCTGTTGCTGTCGTTGCATTGTTTCCAGACATCAACCATGTAGTACCAATCAAAGCAATTATCGGTAAAAAATTTCCAGATATAAAAGTACCTACCTTCCCAATTTGGGTAGTCATAGTACTAGCCATTATTCTTGCAGAATTTCCGGCAGCCTGATTAGCAGTTACTATTTTTTGTGCCGATGCTGCTGCTTGAGTATTTGCTGCTTGAATTTGAGTAGATGCTGCCTTTGCTGCATTTGCTTTTTGTTGTTCAGATTGAGATACTTGAGCTTGTCCTTCACGTGCAAGACGAATTTGTTCTTGCATTGTTTGTCTAAATATCTCTTTCTGCTTATTGCACTCCTGTTGAATTTTTATAGTTCTTTCTGCATATAATTTATTAAATTCTGCTTCAGTAATTTTTCCTTGCTGGAGTTCTTTTTGTAATCTGTCAAATTCTGCTTTCATTCGTTTTGTAGCAGAAGACTGATACATTGCTTCACGTTGAGCAATAAATTTTTCATCTGAAGCTAATTGTTTTTGTTTTATTGCTTCTTCTTCTGCTAATTGTGCAGCAGATTTTGAGAATCCAAACATTTGGCTAGCTGAAGATATTGCGCCGTTTAATGCACCTTGCACTGCTATTGCTGTTTTAAATGCTGCATAAGCTGCAATCATTTTTGTTATTGCTTCTGTTACTTCAAATATTCTTTCTTTATTTTCTTTATATACTTCAGCTAAATATTGTAATTCATTAACTACTTTTGGAACAATTACTTCAGCCAGTGGGATAAATACTTCTCCGAAGGCTGTTTTTATTTGAGCAGCTTGTAATTCTAATAGTTCTATTTTTTTATTTAATTCAGCAGACCGTTCAATATCTAATCCAACACTTTTTCTTTGTGCTAATATGTTTCTTTTCTCTTCAAGTTTTTCAAGAACCGAAATAAGAGCCATACCTTTGGCACCAAGTGTTTGCATGATGAACATTTCACCTTCGCCGGCTTCTTTGGCTTTCTTATATCCAGCAGCTAAATTCGCTAATCTTTCTTCGTATGGCAATAAATTCCCATCTGCATCTCTAAATGATACACCAAGCAAATCAAGCATCTGTCTAGTACCTTCGGTGGCTTTAGACATAGAATCTACATTATCTTGTAACTTTGCTAATTGCTTGATTGTACCTTCTACTTCACCGCCGGTCATACCTATGACAGTTTTAAAATGAGCAGCCTCTTTAATAGTCATTCCATAAGAATCTGCCAATTTTTTAGTAGCTGCTGCGGATTCAGTAGTTCCTTTTACTAATGCAACGAAACCAAACCCACCTGCTAATACTGCTGTAAATGCTTGGGCTTTTCCAATCAAACCGGAAATGGTCTCACTAGTAGACATCAATTGTTTATTTAAATCAGATAAATAATCTTTTTTGAATGCGTCCTGTAACGCTTTTTCAGCTTCTGATACTCCTTTTTTAAAGTTGGAACTATCAGCTGAAATTTTTACATTTATTTCTTTCAAACTCATGAGTAATTTCCTCCATATAGGAATTTTTCGATAGATAGTATTCTACTTTAAAAATAAAAAAAGACAACTTTTTTAAAAGTCTTCAACTTTTTTAAAAGTCATCTTTTCTTTAGCAATTCGTTCCTTATATTCTCATTTAAATTTTTATCATTTAATAATTCATCCCTAAATGTATTTAAAATATCATCATGGTCTGATATTGCATTTTCTCTAGCTCTGTTTGCTCTTTCTTCTTTTATCTCTGGATGAAGTGGATTAAAAATATCGTCTGGAGATATTTTCTTTCCTTTTGCAATTTGCAAATTTACGAGCCATGAGAGAAAATAAGATTTTTTATAATCTTCCAATTGTTCTCTTTTCTTATACGCATTAAAAATAGTACGTATTTCATGCGGCTGTAAATGTTCAAATTCTCTTATTGGAATTCCAATTTGAATACATTGAGGTTCTACAATATCGACCCATTCTGAAAATGAATTTATTTTTTCTTCTTGGATGTTTTCGGCTTTTCTGCTTTCACTTCCTCTTTCTCTTTTCTCTTTAAAAAACCGTTCGCTTTAAGCATTGCTTGCATAATATATCCATTTAAATCGTCGATTAACAATCCATTTTCTATAGCATTATCAATAAAATCATATGTATCATCCAATGATAAATTTAATCCACTAGATAATCCCGCTACAGTAATTTCCAAAGAAAAACTATTAAGAATAGATTGTTGACTCCCACCTGAAAACAGACTATATAATGTTCTCCCAGATAATTGTTCAAATTTCATTAATGATTTAATGTCGTATCCCATTTCATATTCTTTTTCACCAACGGTAAAAGTAATTGTTTCTTTCATTAAAAATTCACTTTCCTTTCAAAATATTTTATTTCTACATTAGAAATAGAAAAAAGCTAGTCAAATAAAGCTAGCTCTT